TATTAAAGGAGATCTGAAATGATTACAGACAAACTGCTCAGAGTGAGCGAAGATCAAGCGGTAACATCTACTGCTGTATCTACTAACACTGTAGATTTAAGTGTTGCTAGAGATGTTGGTGAAGGTACTGCTTTGTACATGAATTTTGCTTTAACAGAAGCATTTGCAAACGGTACTAGCATAACTTTTCAAGTTATAACTAGTGCTAACGCTAACTTATCTAGTCCTGATGTTATTGGAAGTAGTGATGCAATTGTTACAGCAAGTCTAACACTAGGTAAAAACATTGTTGTACGCATCAATCCAGACATTGCTGGCAAAGGTAAAAGATACCTTGGTGCAAAATATGTTGTAGCTGGTACTATGAACGCTGGTAAAGTTACTGCTGATATAGTAGAAACAATTGGTGACGGTCAGAAGTATTATGCTTCTGGATTTACCGTAGTTTAATAAGGAGTAACCTATGCCTATTTATAGAGCAAAAGTCAAGTGTTTCGTTGGTCAATCCATGCGTGAAGCTAACGAAGAGTTTGAATACAACGGAAAGCCAAACACTAACATTGAAATTGTTGGTGGATCTGATGTTATTGATTATGAAGCAATGACAAAAGCAGAGCTAGAAGTTTATGGTCGTTCTATTGGTGTTGAACTTGATAGAAGACAAACAAAAGAAACTCTTATCAGTCAACTTGAAACTGCTAGTAAATAGGTATTGGTCTTCTTTATTTTTACAGGGGGCTAGTAGTAATACTGCTAACCTCCTATTTTTATAGGAGATGTAATGGCAACTGAAATAGATATTTGCAACCTTGCCTTGGCACATTTAGGCGATGATGCAACTATTGCTTCGATAAAACCACCAGAAGGTTCTGCTCAAGCGGAACACGCTGCAAGATATTATCCTATAGCAAGAAACAGTTTGTTAGAAGCTCATACATGGAATTTTGCTGCAAAACGTGCAAGTCTAGCAACTACAACTAATACTATTGAACAGTGGGAATATGCATATGTAGCACCTGCTGACATGATGACACCTGTCGCAATAATATCTCCTACAGCACAAAACGATTACTCTACAAGAATGTCTTCTGGCGATACACCGGGAGGTATTACATCTAATTATTCTCCAACAATTGTAGCTGGTCATTATACACCTCAACAATTTGCAGTTGAAGGAATTTATATTTATAGCAACCAAGAAAATGCATTATTACGATATCAATCATTAGTAACTGATACAACTACATTTTCACCATTGTTTGTTGTTACTTTATCTTGGCATTTAGCATCCATGTTGGCAGGGCCAATAATTAAAGGTGATCAAGGTATGGCACAAGCAAAAAGATGTACAGAAATGATGCGTAATTATTTGGCAAGTGCAAAACAACAAGACAATTTACACAGAGATATTACTGTAGAACATATTGTGCCTTGGACATCTGGGAGGTAATTAATGCCAAACACACGCACTTTCCTTAAATCATTTTCTAGTGGTGAAATATCACCAGAAATGGCAGGTCGTATTGATGATAGTAAATATCAACAAGGTGCAGCAACAATGCGTAATTTTATTGCTAAACCACAAGGCCCAGCAGAAAACAGACCGGGGTTCTCTTTTGTTAAAGAGGTAAAAGACTCTACAAAACAAACAAGATTAATACCATTTAGGTTTAATGTGTCGCAGACAATGGTTATAGAAATAGGTCATGAATATTTTAGATTTCATACGCAAGGTGCAACTTTGCAATATACAAATGGGTCAGCATGGAGTAATAGTACTAATTATTCTATTGGTGATATAGCACTACATAACGGTGTAAATTATTACGCTAAAACAGCACATTCAAATAGCACACCACCTAACTCTACAAATTGGTATGCGTTACCTTCTGATATGACATATGAAGTGCCGTCACCATATCAAGAATTAGAATTATTTGATATAAAATTTGTGCAATCTTCTGACGTTATGACGTTAGTGCATCCTAACCATGAACCAGCAGAACTAAGAAGATTGGGTGGAACTACTTGGGAATTTATTAATATAGATTTTACGGCAGCAATATCTGCACCGAGTGGGTTATCTGTTACTGCATATATGCCTTCTTCAGCAAGTAACAACTCTGATACAAACGAGGATCATACATATGTTGTTACAGCATTAGCCAGTGACGGAGTACGAGAAAGTGCAGCATCAAGTACTGTTACTGTATCTAACAATATTTTTGTAACAGGAGCTAAAAATACTATTACTTGGAATCAAGTAACAGGTGCATCTAGATACAGAGTATATAAAGAACAAGGTGGATTATTTGGTTTTATTGGTGAAAAAGATCACGATTCATCAAGCAATCCAAGCACATATAACATTGTTGATAATAATATTGCACCAGATTTTGCTATAACACCACCAAGATACGAAACTGTATTTTCTGGTACAAATAATTTTCCTAATGCTGTTTCTTATTTTGAACAACGTAGAGTTTTTGCTGGTACTAATAATGAACCGCAAACAATATTTATGACTAGGTCAGGTACAGAAAGTGATATGTCATTTAAATTACCAATACGAGATGATGATCGTATTAAGTTTAAAGTTGCTGCTCGTGAAGCAAACAGAATAAAACATATAGTACCGCTGACGCAATTGTTATTTATGACAGAAGCTGCGGAGTGGAGAGTAACATCTGTAAACAGTGATGCAATAACACCTACATCTATAGCAGTAAAACCACAATCATATGTAGGAGCTAATGATACGCAACCTGTAGTTGTTAATAACAGTATGGTTTATATTGCAAGCCGTGGTGGTCATGCAAGGGAACTAGGTTATAACTGGCAATCTAATGGTTTTATTACTGGTGATTTATCTATTAGGGCTGCACATTTGTTTGATGGTTTTGATATTACAGATATGACTTTAGCTAAAGCACCAACACCAATTGTTTGGATGATTAGTACAAGCGGTAAATTAGTAGGTCTTACATATGTACCAGAACAGCAAGTAGGAGCGTGGCATCAACATGATACTGACGGTACATTTGAAAGCGTTACAACAGTAGCTGAAGGTAGTGTAGACGCAGCATATTGCGTAATAAAAAGAACTATAAATGGCAATACAAAAAGATATATAGAACGCATGGGTACAAGAGATTATGCATCGCAACGTGATAGTTTTTTTGTAGATTCTGGTATGACTTATAACGGTACAAATACAAACAACTCACGCACTGTAACTATAACTAGCAGCGGTAATTACACAAAAGGTAGTTCTGTTACTTTAGAATTTCCATCTAATATACCAGTATTTAAAGTTGGAAATAATGGATTAACTACAGATTTAAATGATGCAATAGTAATAGTAGATGGCACTGAAACTTATAGATGTGATATTACAGCTATTGCAGATGATCATACTGCAACTGTAAAACTAGATCGTGATTTGCCTAGCAGTTTACAAAACACAGCAATAACTACATATGAAATAGCAGAAAAAACATTATCTGGGTTAAGTCATTTAGTAGGCAAAACAGTAAGCATATTAGCTGACGGTGCTGCACATCCAACTAGAGTAGTAGATAGTAATGGCGATATTGTATTAAATCGTGCAGCTAGTGTTGTACACATAGGTTTGCCTTATGTATGTGATTTACAAACGCTACCATTAGCATTGCAAACAGAAGCTGTTGGTCAAGGTCGTGTAAAAAATCTAAACCATGCTTGGCTGCGTGTGTTTGAAAGCTCTGGTATATTTGTTGGCCCTACATCAGAAAAACTAGTTGAAGTAAAACAACGTACAACAGAACCATTTGGATCGCCACCAAATTTAAAAACTGAAGATATAAAAATAATGCTTACTCCTTCTTGGCAAGATTACGGTCAAATATTTATAAGACAAACTGATCCATTACCATTAACAGTTGTTGGAGTTACGTTAGAAGTATCTATCGGTGGATAGTGTAACCGTAAACCGATAAACTGTTTGTATAGTATAAAAATAAACAGGTGTTGAACTTATGGCAATAAACTGGAAAAGTTGGGATACAGTAGGCGGTGTAATGTCAATAGGCGGTACTTTAACTGGCCTTGTTGGTAATTATGCTGCTGCAAATAGACAAAGATACGAAGCAGAAAGTGCAGGGTTAAATTTAGAACATCAAGAAGACATGGCAAAAATAAATGCCGATATGTTGGAGATGGAAGCACAGCAAGTATATAGAGCATATAACAGACAAATAATGACTAAGACAATGGCAGCAGGGTTAAAAGAAGGAAAAGCTAGAACAAGTTTTGCTGCAAGAGGTGTACAACTTGGATACGGTAGTGTAGCCAATGTTTTTGCATCGGATGCTGTTATGAGAGAACTAGATAAAATAACTATGAATAGTAATAGAGTAAGGGCTGCAAACCAAATGAGAACAAGAGGTGTGCAAGCTGATATTAGGTCAGATATGTTAGGTGTATCAGCAAGTAATATGTTTGCTACTGCATCAACTGTTAGTCCATTTTTAAATATGACAAGTACGCTTATGTCGGGTGTTGGTGATTTTGCAGCAAACAAAGGTTACGGATTGTTCCCCGGTGTTGAAGATTAATTATGGCAACAGTACCTTTACAGCAAACACCTACAGAACAAAT